ATTACCGATGGTGAAAACACAGAGTGGGCGAATACTGACTACTACGCTTACCTCAAAGGTTTCCAAACATTCAATAATCCAGCGTCTGTCAACATCAACGTATTTGTAACACCGGGTATTGATTATGTAAATAACTTAGCTTTGGTACTAGACGCTATTGATATTGTAGAACAGGATAGAGCTGACTCGATTTACATTACCACTACACCCGATTATGAAATGTTTGTGTCATCCACCTCGAATCCTGATGACTTCATCTACCCAACAGATGCGGTGGTTAATTTAGAGGACAGTGACATCGATTCGAACTATACCGCTACATACTACCCTTGGATTTTGGTAAAAGATAGTGTGAACAATACAAATCTTTGGATCCCACCAACATCTGAGGTTGTAAGGAACTTAGCTCTTACCGACAACATTGCTTTCCCTTGGTTTGCATCGGCGGGTTACTCGAGAGGTTTGGTTAATGCGGTCAAAGCAAGAAGAAAACTCACACAAGAAGATAGAGACATCCTTTATCAAGGAAGAATCAACCCGATCGCAACATTCTCTGATGTGGGTCCTGTGATTTGGGGTAATAAAACTCTCCAAGTTCGTGAGTCGGCACTTGACAGAATCAACGTAAGAAGATTGTTGTTACAAGCTCGTAAGTTGATTTCAGCGGTTGCTGTGAGACTTCTCTTCGAACAAAACGACCAACAAGTTAGACAAGACTTCTTGGACGCAGTCAATCCAATCTTGGATGGTATAAGAAGGGACAGAGGTTTGACGGACTTCAGAGTGACGGTTTCAAGTTCTCCTGAAGATATTGATAGAAACCAATTGACTGGTAAGATTTACATCAAACCAACAAGATCTTTGGAATTTATTGACATCGAATTTGTAATCACACCAACAGGTGCATCATTCGAAAATATCTAAACAACTATTTAATAAAAGGGGGAGAAAAGGTCTCCCCCTTTTTTAAAAAATGAAACTACTACGAAAAATAATATCAGAATATGTAGAGGAAAAAGTCCTCTCTGAAGGTTTTGATGAAGACTTGACCCCTGATTCAAAGTATTACGCTTTTGATTGGGACGACAATATTGTTTATATGCCGACCAAAATATTGGTTTTATCTGATGACAATAGAGAGGTAGGTATGGGTAGTGAAGATTTTGCAAAATACCGTGAACAAATCGGAAAAGAACCCTTTATTTATCACGGACTCACTATTGTTGGTTTTGCAAAAGATCCTTTTAGACATTTCTCAGTTGCTGGTGATAAACAATTTGTAATTGATGCACTTACCGCACCTCCCGGTCCGTCGTGGAACGACTTTGTAGAGTGTTTAAATGGAGGATCTATATTTGCAATTATTACAGCAAGAGGTCACTCACCAAAAGCGATCCGAGAAGCTTGTAAAAATTATCTTCTGATGAACTACAATGGTTTGAATGGAAATGTTTGTTACGAAAATTTAAAAAAATATCGTGAATTAACAGGTGAAGTTACAAACTCTTCAAAAACCCAAATGATAGACGAATACCTTAATTTGTGTAAATTTTATCCAGTGACATATGGAGAGGGAAGTGCTCAAAATCCGGAACAAGGTAAAATAAATGCATTAAGAGAATTCATAGGATATGTAAAAGAAATGTCTGCAAAATTAAACAACAGAGCATTTTTCAAGAATGATGTAAAGAATTTTTTTGTACCCCAAATAGGATTTTCTGATGACGATCTTAGAAATATAGAAAAAATCAAAGGATTTCTAGAAAAAGAATATCCAGAAGAGAGTCCAGTAAAAGTTTTTGCAACACATGGAGGACAAAAAAAAGAAATAAAATAGAAATTATAATATTTATAATTAAAATAAACAACCTAGTGAACTAACTAGATAAAGAAATAAAATAAACTGAATAAAAGTAAATAGAAAATATGGCAGACTTACTAATGAAAATGCCGGTTCCTTATGAACCCAAAAGAAAAAATAGATTTATCCTCAGATTTCCTTCATCTTTGGGTATAAATGAGTGGTTTGTTGAGTCAACCTCAAGACCAAAAATAACTATCAATTCCGTTGCTATTCCGTTTTTGAATACTGAAACGTATGTTGCCGGTAAATTCAATTGGGACACTATTAACGTCACCTTTAGAGACCCGATTGGACCGTCAGCAGCTCAAGCACTGATGGAGTGGGTTAGATTACATGCGGAGTCCGTTACAGGTCGTATGGGTTATGCTGCGGGTTACAAAAAGGATATTGACCTTGAACTCTTAGACCCAACCGGTGTTGTGGTTGAAAAGTGGATCCTACAAGGTACGTTCCTTACTGATGTTAACTTTGATTCATTGGGGTATGGCGAAGACGGTCTTGCTACTATTACCGCAACACTTCGTCCTGATAGATGTATCCTTGTTTATTAAGTTTATAATTATATATTTGTAAGAGATATTGACTTTATTATATTTCAGTTTATTTTAACCTCGGAGCCAATCTCCGAGGTTTTTTATTATGGACACTTCAAAAATTTACGGACAAGAAAATTTCAACTTACCACACGATGTGGTTCCATTACCTTCACAAGGTAAATTTTATGATTCAGGGAAAAAATCACTAAAGGTCGGTTACCTTACGGCAGCAGATGAAAACCTATTAATGAGTCAAAACCTCAAGGATGTCAACAACATGATCATAACTCTACTGAGGAGTAAAATATATGAACCTGACATTCAACCAGAACAACTTTTGGAAGGAGACGCTGAGGCAATTTTAGTTTTTTTGAGAAACACTGCGTTTGGATCACAATACAAAATTAAAACAACGGACCCGAAAACAAATGAAATGTTTGAGACCGACATAAATTTGGATGAACTAAACTTCAAAAAGTTAGAAAAAGAACCTGATCAAAGTGGACATTTTACAATCAAACTCCCAAAATCAGGAAATGAAGTCAAAGTAAAATTACTAACTCTTGGAGATCAATTTGCTTTGAGAAAACTAAGAGACTCATATCCTTCGGGAATGGTGGTTCCAATAATCACAAAACGTTTGGAGATGAATATTGTCTCTATAGACGGAAATGAAGACAGAAGTGATATATCAAGATTTATAAATATACTTCCAATAGCCGATTCGAAATTTTTGAGAACTGAACTAGAAGGATTGGAACCTAGACTTGACCTAAAACAAAGAATTATAGCCCCGTCAGGAGAAGAGGTACAGGTCAATGTATCCTTTGGGGCTGAATTTTTTCGCCCTTTCTTCTGATTACAAGCAAATACAACTCAAAGAGTTCTATTACTTGGTGAGAAATACGTCTATGACTTACCAAGACTTACAAATGATGCCGGTTTACGAAAGAAAATTCATGATAAAAGAACTTTCCGATGAATTTCAAAGAATAAATGAAAAAAGGAAAGGATGATCAGAAATTTCAAATTCATCTATTTATAAAATAAAAATAGATGCCATATAGTCCATTAAGTTTTGATAATAGTATTTCTGAATTTTTCAGAACAAATAATATTATCAGAAATCTTCCACCCTACACCGTAGAAGGTAGTTTCTCTACCCAAGTTTCAGGGGAAAATGGTATATTTCCAATAAAACTTAGGAACATGGCGGTCCAAGATTCAGCCGAATTGATAGAGATATATCCTGAATATTTAGAAAAACAATACCTTTTGAATTTTTTTGGGCCCCAAGATGGATTTGGGGTTCCGATCTCCATACAAGACATTCAAAATATAGTTACAAATAGAGACACCTACTACACATTTGTAGCTTCGTTTTACCCACTACAAAACATTGTATTCCAAATCAACCCTGTTGGTTCGGAAGCGTCATTAAGTAACGACTCAAAACTTGCGCAGATCTCTGCTGATTTGTTGAAACAACAGTTTCAATATAGAATTGGTCAAGAAATTAGAGAAGAAACTTTTGGACGAATCAATTTATTGGACGCATTATCGGATCCTTACGAAGCAACTGCGTTATTAACGGGGAACCGAACTTTGATAGAAAGAAATTGGCAGATTTCACAACCTGACAATTTGGTGGGTAAAGGATTAGATTTAGTTTCAAGGATCACAGGTGTGTATAGTCCATATTCTTGGATTCCCGGAGATTACTTTGACGATTCGGCACCAGTCACGGCAAACGAACAAACAACTGTAGGTGGGAGAATTGTAAACGACTTAAGACAAGCGATTTCATCTGTTATAGGAATTGGTAGACCCGAATTAGACCCTTCATATAACTTTTTACAAAACACAGGTGGAGGTCAAAAATCTGTTTTATTCAATAATCTTGAATTTAACAAGTATAGACCCGAATACAGAAGTTCTCAAGTACAAGCTGCTCAGACCTTACTTGGACAGGGGATACAATCAATAGCCGAATTAGGTAGAGCACTGGGTGGAACACAACCACCCGCGGGACAATACTATCTTGGAACACAACAAACACCGATCCCTAATTTAGTCGCACCACCAAATGAACAACCATCGGGTATGGATGGTGTTCCTGTTTATGGTTATACCATTTTGGGAAAAACATATGAAGGGGAAGGGTTAGACGGTACTTTCAGATTCGGATTTGCCGGTAGATCATTCTATAATCAAGGAGATATTCAAGGAGGTTTTTCATGGGCGGGTGCGGAAACAACACCTATTGGTGCTTTTGTAGGCCCTAATGGCACAACCTTTGGTGGAAATGCGTCTTCGACATTCGGAGGGACGGTTTCTGACGGATTTGCATTTACAAAAGATTCAATATTAGATAAAACACAACAATTAGTTTTATCAAACCCAGGTGGTGGAAAAGCCTTTGAAAGTGTTGGTAATGCAATAAACCAAGTATCCAAAATATTCAATGATGGCTACAAAGAGATAACTAAAGGTTCTAAAGTAATCAAATATGTCAATGAAAATGGTATTGAAAAAGGGGCTGAATATTGTAGGATATTCACCAAAGATCAACCATTCACAACGATGAGTAGATTACAGAAAAAAACACGTAACATCCGCGGGTTTACCTACTCCAACTTAGATTCGCCATATAATCTTAATATTACACCAACCAAAGGTGAAGATTCGACCAATTTAACAAACGAAGGGGTAAAAAAATACATGTTTTCCCTTGAAAACTTGGCTTGGAAACCATCGAACAAACAAGGATATACTGTTCAGGATTTACCTTTATGTGAGAGGGGACCTAACGGTGGAAGAATAATGTGGTTTCCACCCTACGAACTCACTTTTGCCGAGACTTTGTCGAGTCAATGGAACAAAACTGAATTTATAGGAAGACCTGAACCTGTTTATACTTACGGAAACGCAACAAGAGGGGGGACCTTGGCGTTCAAAATTATCGTGGATCATCCTTCAGTTTTGAACCTTATTGTTGACAAAGTTATGAAAGGTCAAACCACGGAAGAAACAAACTCGATTTTGGAATCCTTTTTTTCTGGGTGTAAAGAATATGATCTATACGAATTGGCTGCTTTATATAATACTATTCCTTTAACTGAGTTACAACAAATACAAGAAATACTTAACGTAACGACAAATACGACAACAGTTGAGGGAGTGATCACTCAGCTTTCAACCGAACAACCCATTACTGAAACAAACACAGAACCGCAAGGACCATCTAAAACAGATGATGTTGCGGTGACAGTAAATCCCATAGTATTACCCCCCGTCAATACCGAAATCCTTTGTTATTTCAGAAATAAATATCCCCTACCAAACCAAACCGTTCAGTCATTTCAAGTATACTGGGATCAATATAAAAACATGAAAAACACCTATGTGGGTTGTGCGGCAAGTGACCAAAAAGAATCCGTGGGTAATTTTTTCCAAATTGTTATTAATGAAAATATCAACGATTTGAATGGATTGTGTGATGAAATAGAAGAATTGTGTAATCAAAAATATAAAGTTACACTCAATTTAGTAGGAAATACGTCAAGTATTGCTTCAGATGAGTACAATCTATCATTATCACAAAGAAGAATCGATTCAATAAAAAAATATATACTAGATTACAAGGGGGGTACTTTGGGAAAATTTGGATTGAATGATCTTTTGATTATTAAAGAAGACCCTCAAGGTGAAACAAATGCAACCTCCGCGGAAGACGGTCCTTTGAATCAAACTGTGTGTTCGTTACTTGCAATTCAAAACCGTAATGTACGAGTATTACTTGATGCACAACCGCCGGACCCAGTTCCGGCACCGGATGACGCAATAGAAGAAACTGCATCACCACAAAATGACATAAATACGGATCCGAAAGACTTAATAAATGGGATTACCCCACCCTTGGGTCAAAAGACGGTTACGACCACAAGTGAAACCATAAGAAGGGAAATTAGTGCTTTACCAGGTTTATCGAAAAAAGTTTTGAGAAATTTACTTACAGAATGTTCATATTTTGAAATGTTGAAAGAGGATTCACCTGTTATTTATGATTCTTTGAAAGAAAAACTTAAATATTTTCATCCAGCCTTTCACGCAATAACACCAGAAGGATTAAATTCGAGATTGACCTTCTTGAATCAATGTACAAGACCGGGATCTACAATACCTATAATTAATGATAGGGGTCAGGAGGTGATAAATGATTCGGAAAACACATCGTTTGGTGCTCCTCCGATATGCGTTTTGAGAGTCGGTGATTTTTATAATACGAAAATTGCAATCAACTCAATAAGTTTATCCTATGAAGGATTAGATATTAATCCTGAAGGAATAGGTATTCAACCCATGATTGCCGCAGTTCAAATTGCTTTTGACTTTATAGGAGGATCAGGACTCAAAGAACCGATTAATCGACTTCAAAACGCCTTGTCGTTCAACTACTATGCGAATACAGAGATGTATGATGAGAGAGCTGAAGCAAGTGAGGATACGAGTGTAATTGATAATAACTTGTATAAACAAATTCAAGATAATCAAAGAGTAAAAACTCAGGGAGACTTATCACAACAGAATAATGGTGGAACCTATATTGGTACAGTTGTTGCAACCGAAGTAAATGGAACTGGATTTACGGGTACTTTGAGTTATGAAAAAATTATGAACGAAACTAAAAATGGGGTAAAGAGCTATGCTTTTGCACTAACAAATAACCTCAAATCAATTTCGTCTGACAAAGGGTGGGGATTTATGTATGAAATAAATAATTTAAAAAGAAACTATCAAAACGGTAATTTTTATACCGGATCAACAACAATTTATGGAAGTCCTCAGAATATACAGGGTAAAGTTGATGAAATATTTACAACCGCTCAGGGTTATTTTGAAAATGACGAAGGTTATCTCATGAGTGGTATTGCTCAGGAACCACTTAAAAACAAAACAATAAGGACTGTAAGGAAGAATTTAATTGAATATATTACGCAGAAAAAAAACACAGTAAGTTCTGATGTTATGTTAAAAATTAGTGAAATTAACACTAATCAGGTCAACCTAATAACAAACATAAATAAAATCAACTACGTAACAACTCAAAAATCTGATGGATTTTTTGACAATAAAGGTAACTCTACGATTGCTGACGTGGCATTACCAACCACCGACAGCTCATCTCCCTTCCTCGAAATTTTCACATTAATTGAATACATCGATTATATTATAAACATCCTCGATGAATACTACGTCTTTGATCCTACACAATACATATCCAATGACGGTCAGTACTATTATGAATATTTAACACTTTATAAAGAAATAGTTAGTGAAGTAAATAGATTGGACGTGAACAGAGAAGCGGAAATTGACACATTG